TGGTCCGAGTGACTGGATTCGAACCAGCGGCCTCTTGAACCCCATTCAATAAAAAATGCAGTAATTTCAACAGTTTTTCTTGCTATTGAGTGTAATAAGAGTGTAACCGGTTTTATCTTGCATCGGATATCTTTCGCATAACGGAATCATACACGCTTCGCTTGACAAGTGATATCGTATCCATCAGCTCGTCCACAATCGGCCAGACTTTGGACGGGTCTTTTTCTGCGATGGCGCGCAGGAAGTCACTGTCTCCGTAGCTGCCTACCATATGCGTGGCCGCTGCCTGCGGAACTGCCGCCTGCACTGCAGGTGCATTGGCTCCGGAATAAGCGTGCACGCGCGAACTCCGGCTTCCCTGTTCGTTCTCCCGCATCCTGTCGCGTATCACATAAAGGTCTGCCAGCTTGGCATAGTTGGGATAGCTGGATTCTTCATATTCCAGCCGTGCTATTTCCTTTCGGATTTCGGCCTCATCCAGCATGTCTGTCCCTCCTTATGCCCGGTCGATCTGCTCCATGCAGCGGCGGATTGCGTCGCGGGCCTTATCGTCGTCAGCGTCGCGCATCATATCCTCCAACTGCGCATGCATGTGCTCGCGGGCGTCGGTGCGGCTGTAGCGGCCCATTGCGTCGCGGCGGCGCCCACGGTATGAACTTCCGCGTCCATATGTGCCGCGCATATCCGCTTCCCATTCGCCGTCGCGGGAATATCCGCCGTCCTCGAGCATTTCAATCTTATAGGTGTTTTTGATGGAGCTCGTCAGCTTCTGGATCGCGTCCAGATCGCCCGCAGACATTTCTCGCTTGTCTGCGATCTCGTCCAGCTCCTTGCAGAGCATTTCGCGGAGATTTCTCAGATCATACATGTTGCTTCCTCCTTTCAAGCCACACGCTCGACGGTCAGGTTGCTGTTTGCAAAATTAACCGCCTGCGTGCTGGTGTTGCGCATGCCTACCGTCACGCAGCAGCCCTTCGGTACGCTTACCTGCGCGGAAACATAGATATTAAAGTAGTTTTCGACCGCAGCCGGAGTAACAGTTGCAGTCGCGCTAGTCAGAGCTTCGCCGTTAATCGCAAGCGCGGCGGTGATCGCCTCGACTGTGCCACCGGTCGGGATAGCGATATTGCCGCCATAAGAGACCTTAAAAATCGCTCTGCACTGGTTGGTCAGTCCGCGAAGGGTTACCTGCCCGCCGCCCTTGCGGTGCGCGATACACGGTTTGCTGCTAACTGCAGTTTCTGTCAGCGGTACGTTCTGCCCAGCGGCGACGCTGACGATGTTGGAATTGGTAAATTCGGCCATAAAATCATTCCTTTCTAAATGCGTCAAATTCGACACGGTTAAAAATAGCGGCGGGACGATTGCCCCGCCGCGTTGCTTTCGAGTCTCGGCAATGGGGCCGACCATTTTCGTGAGGCCACGAAAAAGCTCTACGATGTGGAGTTGTTACGCGCAGTTGCCGCAGCCGTAATTGTAGCCGCTGTTATAGCCGTTGCATCCTGCGTACTGGTACGGGGCCGGGACTGCGAAGGACGGAACCGGGCGCGGGTTATAATACGCCAGCTGCCCGCTCACGTAGTTACGCAGATCGAGCGTCTGTGCGTTCTGGCTTGCCGCAAGCTGCGCAACAAAGAGCTGCTGGCCCTGCTCGGCGATCTTGGCATCCTTTGCAGCCATCTCCTGTGCGGTCAGGCGCTGGTCGATGCTGCGGAAGCCGCAGTTCATCGCGTCGATGATGTCGCGCGTGGTGTTCTGCACGGTGTTGCGGGTGTCACATGCCTGCGTCGCCATGTCGTAGCGTACCTGGGCGATTGCCGCGCGGTTTTCGCAGCAGCACTCCTGCGCCTGCATCGCCATGTTGTTCAGCTGCTGCATAAGCGCGGCCTGCTGGTTGCAGCGGGAAAGCTCGGCCTGCGAGAAGCCGGAAGTCACAGCCTGTGTCACACCTGCAAAGCCGTTGAGCATGCCCGTATTCATGGCGTAGAAGCCATCACAGATACCGTTGTTTACGTTGTCAAGCTTGCGCTCGATGTTGGAGAAGTCAGAGGCCAGCACATAGCCGTCTACAACGCCGCCGGAATTCCTGCCGTTGTTGCCGAATCCGTTTCCGTTGCCGCCCCAGCCGCAGAAAATGGCAAGGAACAGGATGATGATCCACCAGCCATTATCACCGCCAAAGCCGCCCCATCCGCCGCCTGTCATGCCGGTAGGCGCAACGGGCATTGTCATGGTCGGAGAGCCGTCATTCAAACTCATATTTTTCATTCCTTTCGTAGATTCAAAATATTTATCTCAATCGTGGCCACGAATTGAAATCTGTTATCCGAGCAGCTGTCGGAACTGCCCAGCCACCTGCTGCAGCTGATTTAACTGCTGCTGTGATATCTTCCCGCTTTGCACCAGCTTTTCGACCTCTGCTTTTGGATCACCATGAAAGCTGTTCTGAAACTGCCGGAACTGCTGCACCATATTTTGAAATTGCCCCATCTGGCCGGGCGTCTGTCCACCGCCGAGCGCATTAAACAGTGGGTTCATTGTCCGCCTCCTTCATCTTTCGCGGTCTGACGCTTGGGGCGGTCAGCTTCGCCACAAGCTCGTCAAACTCCTTGCGCGTCACGTATTCCTCCATCATGTCTTTTCGCGCCGCTGTGGGCGTTATAACGGCCTGTGCGCGCTCTACAAGGTCGTAGGTCGTCATGGTCGGCTTTCCGCTTGCGTCTGCCTTTTTGACGTACACGACCGGCGCGTTCATATCCCAAAGCGTTACCGCGTTGTTGGGCGCGACGATAAAGTCGTTTGCAGCCTGCTCGTTCGGGATCCAGATAATCGACTGATTCTGCGGCTGCTGGGGCTGCGGCTGGTAGGCCGTCATCTGCGGCGCAGGCTGGTACTGCGGGCGCATCATTGGCTCCTGCATTGGCTGACTGATTGGCTGACCGATTGGCTGATTGTAAATTGGCTGCTGATACACATACGGCTGTTGTCCGAACATCATTTATCCTCCTTTGCCCAATAGAACAGTGGAATTTCACTCCCAGAATCCCACGTGTCAAAATACGTCCCATCTTCCACGCACACAACGTGGCTTGATAACGCCAGCACGTACACCCCACGCGGATGATCTGCGCAGAAATCCGCGACGGTATAGCAGTCCGGGCACGTGTTCGGGATCACGTTCCGGGTAAAGCCCTGCTGCCGGAGGTAAGCGCTCCACACACTGTTTGCGCTCGGCAGATCGCCCATGATGAGCCCCTGCAGGCACAGGCCGATATACACCTCGTCCCAGCTCTTCCTGGTCGCCTTTGCGATAGCCCGGACGGTGCAGTCCCCGACCTTCTGCCCGGCAGGGTTCGGATTAAAATAAGAAAAGCCCATACCGAACACTCCTTTGATGTGTCCAGTATGGGCTTTTTTCTGTTTTGATGTGCCTCAGTTTTGCCTCAGTTGTGCATCAGTTCTGCTCAGTTTGGGAGGCTTCCGGACGCAGACTTCATCCGCGCCATGATCTCCGGAAGGCGGCGCTGCACGGTGGCGCGGCCAAGATACAATTCTGTTGCAACGTCCACTTGCGGGAGTTTATCCACGAAATAGAGCTGCGCGATTTGCGAATTCTCCCGTCCAAGATTGGCCTGATAGATTACGGCCTCCATATCCTTGCGGGTCAAGCGGCCCAGCTCTGGCGGCAGCTTGGCCCGTGCCTGCGGCGACATACGCCCCGCCTCCTTACTTTTCCTTGTGCTTCAGCACGGCGATATTGCCCTTGTTGCTGACTTCGAGATCCAGCGCGGCGGCGATATCGCGCACCTTGACGTAGTTCGTGCCGTCTTTCAGGATGCGTTCAACGGCGACTTCCTTGCCGTCCACGATGATCTTGCTCTTTTCGACCACTTCTTTTTCCCCCTCTCCGTTCTTTCCATCTTCGAGGGCCATCACGGTATGGCCCGAACTTACCAGTACGTCGCCGCGCAGAAGATTGGCGTCTGTCGTCAGGTACTTACTGCCGGTCAGCAGATCAAAGTCTCCCGTTGCGGGCCAATCGTGCAGCATGCAGTATGTCGTGCAGCTGTTGCCCTGCCGGCGGTAGAGCGCTTCGACCGATGCGCAGCCTGCAGCCACGGCGCAGAGCGTCATGAGGCCGGAGCAGTCCGTCTCCACGGGCTTTGTGATCTTGCTCACGTCCCATCCGACGGCTCTGGCGGCCTCATACGCCGTGTTCCGGTCGCTCATGTCGTAACCGATATTCCGGTTTTTAATCGCTGCCTCGCACGTTTGCGCGGCCCGCTCGGCCTTTTTGCGGCTCTTGTAGCGCAGGACTCCGAGCCAGCGGCCATTGTACCAGCTGGAGATATTCAGCTCCCGCCCGGTCTGGTTGCCGGGCTGCTGGTTCCAGCCGCCGGTCTCGCCGAGGCTGGCCTGTCCGATCTTGATGCTCATGCTCGCTCACTCCCGTACAGCTCGTGGTGCAGCTGCAGCACGGCGGCCTCGATCAGCTTATCGATCGTTTCCACATCAAATTTAATGCCCTTCTCGGCGAGGAAGTTCACGACATACGCCTTTTTCGCCGCGCCGTCCGTCGCGGTGTACAGCTGCTCCGCCGCCTTTACGCCGATCTCAACGTAAGTGCGGAGCGTTTGCAGCTTGTCTGCGTCGATCTTCGTCTTGATCCACGGGATCAGAAATGCCGAAACGAGTGCGCTGATGAGCGCGATCACTGCCGAGATGATCTGTGTGTAGTCCATAAGTAATTACTCCTTTCGCTATTCGACTGTTTCATTTTTCTTTGCAAAAACCCGCTTGAAGGCAAGCAGGCCAAGCTCTGTGATGGTTGCCCAGCCGGTAAAGCCGAGCACGTCGGACAGGTCGACCGACGCGCCGAGCTCCGGGCTGCGGATGACTGCAATTAGGACGGCTACGGTTTTCAGAGCGCAGGCCCAGACAATTACCGTCGTGATGAGCTGAAGCAGATATACAACAATGGTTCGCGCCATTTCGCCCTTGCTCCACTTGCCTTTAGCCCGCATATTTGCCTCCCAATTTATTGCGCACTGCTATGTTCGCATTGCGCCTCCAGCTGGTGCAGGAACTTTTTCACGTCGCCGTTCCCGCCCATCTTTTTATACTTCTCTCCGGCGATCAGGCGCTCGGCCATTGGCATTTCTTCCGACATGATGGTCAGCCGGAGGATCGCCAGATACTGCTCGTCCTGATGCTCCTGCATTTTCCCGAGCTTTTTGTCGATCTCGGCCAGGTGCGCCTCCTGCGTCGTGGCCTTGCCGCGCTTTTTCTGCACCGCGCTGACGACGGCATTGACGACCGCCGTCAGCGCGGACGAGCCGAGCACGGCGCAGACGAGGGTAACGATGATGGTCTTGGTGTCCATGGCTATGTACCTTCTTCCGTGATCTTCTTCCACCCGTCCGGGTTAACGGATGGGTTCCAGACGTTGGCGGCGAGCAGGGATTCGTAGAGCTCGTCCTGCCACCAGCCTTTTTCGCCTTTGGAGAAGGCAAGGCCGGCGGTGATGGTCTCGGGGATGAGGCGGTAGCCCTGCTTGTACTGGATATCCTCCCAGAGGTTCTTGGCGGCGTCCGGCGTATTTTCTGCCGTGTCCCAGAGGTCGACGGCGGCGCGCTTGATGCCGCCCTGCCAGCATATGCGCGTACCGGACTTGACGAGACTGCCGTCCCCCGTCAGCTGCGGGAACAGCTCCGGGGCCTCGGACGCGGTCTTATCGTCGAGAGAGGCAGCAGCCGTCTCGATGGCGTAGCGCAGGTCCTTCGCCCTTTCCTCGCCGATGGCGGTATAGACGGGCATGCCCATGAGGGTGGCGGCAGTGTGCTGGGCGGCGGCTTTTTCGGCCTCTGCCCGCTCTAGGGGCATGGGCTTGCCCATTTTGACGGTGATGGTGCCGTCGCGGTTGTCGGTGACGGGACCGGCGAGGATGAAATCCGCGTAGTCGTCCATGTAGCGGTCCTCGGCGGTCTCGGTCGTCGACTTGACGGTTCCGTCCTCGTTCATCTGGACGTTGCCCTCTGCGTCCAGCACAGGGACGGCCGTGGTGTAGCGGTGGATCATGCCCCAGACGGCGCCGTCGCAGAATAGCGCCAGCGGGTCTGCAACCGCGCTCTTGTCGATGGTGACGGCGCGGCTCTCGCGCCCGCCCCAGTCGGCGTCGCGCAGACGGCCGGCCGCCGGCCGCGTCTCGATCTCCTGCCCGCCGATCGTGATGTACCAGGTGTCCATAAATTCCTCCTATTCTTCGGTTGTCAATTCTGTGTCGTGATTTTCATTGTAAAATCGTAGTATGGGCGTCTGCTGCCGTCTTCGTAATAAATATCAGCGGTTGTGTAAATTTGTATATTACTTTCGACCACATAAGAATACGAAACCACGGATGCCCCGTTTATAATTGTTTTGTTGTCAATTATGAGAGACCCTTTGCCTCTATGACTCGGAATGCTGCAAATGATCGTATCCCCGACCTCAACTTCGATCTCTCCGCTCGAATACTGTACGCCATTATGAATGATGTACGCGGAGCTATCGCCTGTGCTGCTGTCCTTAGAGATGTTTATTGTCACCAGTTCCGCAAATCTGACCTCAAACGCCGTCCCGTTGATAAGGGTCCGACCCCCCCAGTTTTACAGATAGTGCCATTTATCAATTCCGTCCCGGCGGTGACGGCGAAGGCCGTGCCGTTGACGAGGATTTTATGTGTGCCCATGGGCGTCCTCCTTTACGATGCGAGTGAGTAGGTGCCATCGGCGTTGGCTATGACGGCGGTTGTGGCGGGAAGAGTGAATGCGGGGCGGGAGCCGTGAGAACTGCTATAGCCGTAGTAGCTGATATTGCCATTGGCAACCAAGCAGTACACGAAGTAGATGTCGCGCGTGTTCGGGGTGCGCGTCCACTGTGCAACCGTAGAGCCGTTGCGGTACGCAATCTGTAGCGTGCTTGCAATCGGAAGCGCAGATCCCTCCGTGTTTGCGTAGCTTTCTGTTTTGCCCAGCTCAGTAAGGGAAAGCTGGAATACCGCGCGCTGCAGCGTGGTCATGGTGGTGTTGCCGTTGCCGGGGGTGTAGTAGAATTTTGTCGTGCCGATTGCAGCCTGAATATCAGCATCCAGCAGCTTGAGCCATGTGTTGCAGAGCCAAGAATCCAATGAGCTGTTTGCATAGGCGTTGCTGCTGCCACTGAAGGCACGCATATCATAACAATCCTTCCGCACCAGCAGCGTCCGGCCAGCCCCGTTGAGCCCGCTCTCGTAGTCGTGCTTGGCGATATAAAACGGCACTGGGCTGCCGGATTCGTTGAGCATCAGGATCGCGCCGGGGGTGATGGTGCTCAGCGGCACGCCTTTGGCAAACGGCACAGTAAAGGCCGTGCCGCCGATGAGGGTCTTTCCTGCTTTGCAGCCGTAGCCTGTGCCGCCGATCAGCTCCCGGCCGCCGGTCACGGAATAGGCCGTGCCGGAGATCAATGTCTTGTGCGCCATGGGGCCTCCTCACTCATACTGCCAGTTGATGGCCATGTTCTCGGTCGGCGTGGTCTCCGCGGAGACCAGCGTCTGCTTGGTGATGTTGCCGGTCTTCATATAGTCCGTGCCCGCCACGGCCACCGCCCAGGCCGTCGGCTTTCCGCTGGCGTCCACCGCCTTGACCTTGATCAGGTCCCCGACGGCCGCGCCGGAGGCGAGAATCACATCTTGCTTTCCGTTCCACGCGTCTTTGTTGCTGCGCACGTCGGCGATAGCCTCGTCGATCTGCGCGCCGGTAAACTGGCTGTTGTAAGCCATACGATCACTCCTTCATACACAGAAAATCCTCGCCGTCCGCGGTCTTCAGCGCCTGCGACTCTCCCAGCGGGATAAAGCCGTAGTTGTCGTTCCAGCTGCCGTCCGCGCTTTGCGCGAACAACGAAATGCGGTATTCCCCATCACCGGAAAGCAGAAAATCGTCGTAAACCTCAAAGGTGCGCTGCGTGCCCGCCGGGGTCTGGGAGAAGGACGCGATCAAAGCGCCCTTCCCGCGGCCCCAATCCTCGCCGGACTTCGTCGCGCGGCACTCGAAGGCCGTGTAGGCGATGTCCGACGAGAAGGAAACGGTGATCGAGTCGAACCCCGAGACCGCCGAGATCTTGTTGCCCGTGATGGAGAATGTCAGCTGCGGCGCGGCCATCAGGCGGCACTCCAGGTCCCGGCGGCGTTCTTGACGAAGACCTTGACGATCTTCGTGCCGTCGCCGGAAGACGCTGCCTCGAGGTCCGCGCCCTTGACAGTGACGTTGATGGCGGTGTTCTTCTTGTAGCCTCCCTCCGTGCCGCTGACGTTGGTGGAGCCGCCCGTCGTCGGGATCTGCGTGCCCGCCGTGTGCAGGCTGCTCGTCGCCGGAACGACGCGAATGGTGTATTCCTCAAAGTCCACGTCGCAGACGAAGGAGAACGCCGCTGCATCGTAGCCCGTGACCTTCGAGATCCTGCTCTTGTCGGGGCCGGTGATGGTCACGGCAGGAATCGACGTGTTGAGCGTGATCGTGTCGCTGACTGCGGCCGTTTCGTTGCCGACGTCGTCGCGCATCTTGACATAGATCGTCTTGAGGCCGTCGCCGTCGGGCAGCGTGATGGATTTTTTCGCGGTGAATGTCTCCCACGACGCTTCCGCCTCGGTCTCCGCCGTCTTCGTGCCCCAGATCTTCATCTGGTAGCCCGTCGTTGTCTCGTCGGAGACAGAGATCTTCGCCGTGACGGTCGCGCTGGTCGCGTACTGTGCACCGTCGTTCAGGATCAGCGATAGGCCGGCAGGTGCCAGCGTATCAAGTGTCAGATTGAAAAAACTTGCCATCTGGATTTATCCCCTTTCTTCGCTTGTGAGTTCAATGTACAAAAATCCGCCCGGTCTTTCGTAGATGGTTTTCGTGCCCAGGTGGGCGGATTTGATACCCATGGAGCCGATGAACAGCTCCAGAATGCGTTTGAGTCCAACTGCCAGCATGTTATCCCTCCAACAGATACAGTGTCCGCGCGTCCTTTTTGTCCAGCGCGTCATATTCGGATTTTGTCATCACGAGGATCGCGTCGATCTGTGCCGACTGGATGCCCCCGCCACCCTGATAAACCACCTTCGCCGGGGCAATCTTCATCTTGATCTCCGGCTGGGAAAGCGTCATTTTAATCATATCCCGCCTCCTTCAAAAACCGCTTTGCGTCCGTCTGCACGATTTCAGCCGCCATCGGGTTTCCGTCGCCATCCGTTAATGCAAGCTGCAGCCTTACGGTGCTTGCTTGCAGCCGCATCGCGTCTGCATACGGGATTTTTACAAGCAGGTGCGTTTCGTCTACTACTGTAGGTTCGTACTGGAAGAAGGAACATCCCTGCCTTACGTAAAACTCAAGCTTCGTCGCTTTCGTCAGGTCAGTTCCCTCTACTTCCACCGATAAAGCGTTTGCAATTTTCTGAAACACTTAATCACCCCCTATGTTTTTGGGATTCCGACGACGTAATCCACCACGTAAGAGCCGGAAATCTTCGAAATCTTCACGCGGTCGCCCGCCTTGAACGAAATCGATGTGTTGCATTTGTAATGCTTTTCGCTTGCCGTCGTGCTGCCGTCAAAAATCAGGCTCAAACCGTCGGAATACACCGCGCCGACCGTCGCAAGGTCAAATGTCGGCGCTGTTACTTTCTTTTCTTTCCGCGTCGATAAGCCCGGAATCATGCAATCACCGTCCTTTTCGCTGTGTGTTTCATCAACTCTCCCGCTCCAAGCGTGATGCTCCAAGCGGTTTCCTCATAGATTCCGCCGATATCCGGATGGTCAATGGAGACCGCGTCCCCGATGCCGTGATTTCCCTCAGAAAATGTCTCGAAACTGATTGTTTTTACCGTCTGCTGCGACTCGCTCATCAGCCGGTTCGCGATAGTTTGCAATTCTTCCTGAGATGCAACATTGTCGACCTTCGTCACCTGAACGATTCGCATATTCCGTTTGAATGTTGAGGTCGCAGACGACGGCGATTCGTTTACTGCCGTCGCCACAAGCGCATCGTCCAAGTCCGGATTCGAGCAGACGCACACAAAAACATTCGGAGTGGAAAAGATGTCCGTTTCCTCCGAAGCATCTGCAGAGATCGGTCTCAAAATCTCCGTCCCGCCGTATCGGTGCTTGATGTTTGCCGCAAGCGCCTGTGTATACGGCTCGATATGGGCGATACCCTGCACGTCGAACCACACAGGCTTGTAGTTGATCTCCGCCAGAAGGTCATTGCAGATCGTCAGATAATCTGTTCCGATCTCCCAGTCCTCGCGGTCTGTGGCAAGCATTGCCGCAGAAGCTGTCGTGATAGCCAGTGCCACACCGCACGTTGTCAAAATCTGCTGAACAACCGTCAAGTAAGACGTGCCCTTTGCATAATGCACCCTCGTCTGCGTTTTGTTGCTTTTGAGCAGCCAGCATCGGTCATACGCCTCTACCTTGACCGTCTTTCCGTATTTTGTGACCGTTGTGGTCACCGTCGCGGCGCGGAACACCCCGAGGGGATATTCCGTGCCGTCCACGGTCAAAATCGGCTGAATTTCGTCTGACAGCAGGTCTACAATGGGATTCACATAGAACTCGCCGGAAAAGCTCGACTTGATCTCGCCGGACGCATCGAAATAAACCGTTGGGTCATTTCCCGCCGCCCACGAAAGCGCCGATACCTCTCCGCCATTTCGTAAAACCGCCACGCGGTAGGATACGTCACGAATCAATGTCGATCACCTCCGCGTAGTCGATCTGCTGAATCGAGAAGTTGACGACGGATTTATCCGGGTTCACTCTCGACGTATCGCTTGTCTCGTTCAGATAGCCGATGACCATCTCGCCGGACTGCGTTTTCAGGCACACCAATTCGCCAATCAGCGCGTCAAAGCCCGCTTTGTCTTCACCCGGAAGGAAAACCGCCGTTCCTCCGACCTTCTTTGTCACAAACTCGCTTCTTTCCGCGTGCGGGTACGTGCTGCCATACATGAAAATGTACTGAATATCGCGGTTGATCGCGTTCTGCACCGGCTGATTCTTGAGCCCGCAGTGCTTGAGCATCACTTTCTTCCCGGACGCGATGCCGTAGAGCGTCACATACTGTCCGGTCGTGATCGTTACCGTTACTGCGCTGGATAAGCCGTAGTTGCTCGAATCTGCGTAGCAGCCGCGCACCTGATATATGACGTTCCCGGAAGACAGCTCGTCGGTGTACTGCGTCTGGGTGAGCTTTGCAATCGGCTTGTCGTTTCGGTATACAAGATAAAAGTCATAGCTCCCGGATGTCTGCCAGTTTAAGTCCGCTACGCTCGACGCCTGCACGCTCAGCGTGATACTCGCGCCCGGCGTGTTGGTCACGGGAAGCGCCGCCGCGCCCCAGTCGGACCACATGCCGTACTGATTCTGCACGCGCACGCGCACCGTGTGACTGCCGTCCGCGAGATATGCCGGGCTTGTCCACGTTTTGTCCGTGCCGTAGTGCGTGCCGACGGAAAGCTTTCCGTCCAGCTCCACCTGGTACGCCTCCTGCTCGGAGGTCTGCCAGCTGATGGATGGGCGCGGACCCGTGCTCTTGATCTGGATACTCGGAGCCGTCGGCGCGGCAATCACAACGATCTGTGCCGCATCGCTCCATTCGCCTGCAATGCCGTCGGTGTTGTAGGTGCGCACACGCCAGTATTTTGTTTCGCTTGTGAATTTGTTCGCGGGCACGTCGTAATACTGGTTTTCTCCCGCGACGGTCGCAAGGGTGTTCCACGTCGTGCCGTCGGCGGACCACTGCAGGTCGGCCTTGCTCTGCGGCGTGCCGGTGGAAATGATGTGCTGCCACGAGAAGCGGTTGGCGATGGTGGCGTCGATGACGATGCCGGATGGGGAGACCGGCTTGGCCGTCGGGGTAACGTCTGTTGTCGTGATCTCCTGCCATGCGGACGTTGTTGTCGTGCCGCTGTTCGCCGTCACCTTTACTCTCCACTCGATCGTCCCGGACGGGAATGTATTTGCAGGGACTGTGCAGGCGGTCGTCGCGCCGGAGACGCTGATCGTTTTTGAGGCGCTCGCATTTTTTTCGCGCCACTCGAAGACGGCGGAGGTTTGCTTTATCTCTGCGAAGCAGACCTGTGAGTCGGCTGTGTCATCGTCACAGCGCCATGTAAACATATTTTTTTCAAATCTGTTCACAAAAGCGCCGGCTGTCGGAGCAAACCCATCCGCTGTTATCCCTACAGTGTCGTCCGAATACTCGCACACCAGCGATGGCTTCCGTGTTGACTTTGCGCCGAATATGATCGCCTCGCTTGTCCCTGATTCTCCTCCTCGAAGCGCGACCACAAAGCCATTTCTTATTCCTTGCTGCAGTTCTTCTTTTTTTGATTTGTAATTTTTCAGGTCAAAAACTGCATTTAGCTGTATGATTTCATTCAGAGCCGTCCAGTTTCCGTTTGCTTGCTCCGAGACCCCTGTGAAGGTCTGGTATATCTCAGGCCTTGTCGCATATGTCATTGCATCCGCATCAAATTGACTCGCCAACGCATTTACATATGTCCAAATCCCCTTGTATGTAGCGTCGCTTTCTGCTGTTGGCTGTGCATAAAATGCAAGCGTTACTTTTGTTACCCGTTTGAACTTGTATGTGTCGCCCGGCACAGGGAAGTTGATATATACGTTGTCCCCTCGCTTAATGTTTCCCGCGTCTCCTGTAAACGGCTCTACGAAGAATTTGTACTGTGTAAGATCCGAGTAGTTTGTGTTCGGGTGGTTCTTCGCGACTGCTGTCGAGCCGCTTGCCTGCACTGTAAACGTCGGCATTTACTTCGCCCCCATTCTGGTTGTGATGCGTGCGTTTTTGGCGATGCGGAGGATGGTGTCGAGGTCTTCGACGTGGTCGACGTAGACGGTGGTGTTGTAGGTATCACCGCCGGAGAGGATGCGCCCTTCCTGATTGGCGCCGATGAAGTTTTCGCTTCTCATGCAGATACCCCCATCCGCGAAGTCAAACGCTCATTTTCTGTAATCCGGATGATGTCGTTAAACTGCTTTACCCGGTCTGCATTGATGTTGTAGTAGTTGTTCCTCGCGCCTGCTCCGGCGAGTGCCGGAAGATGACCGAAGGAAGACATTCCAAAGGTCATCGTACCGAAATCGAGTTGGCTTTGAATTCCACGCTTGACATTTGAGAATTCTTTATCAAAGCCCTGTCCAAGCCCTTCCGCCATATATCCGCCGATACCGGCAAAGACCTTAGACGGGGACGCGATGCCGAGGAAGCTTTTCACACCGTCCACAAGCCCCGTGAAGACGTTTTCAACCGTCTGCTTGAAACTGTTCCACATATTCACGAAACCGTTTTTAATTCCCTCGACAATGTTCTTGCCGATGCTTCCCCAGTCAAACGAAAGGAATGTGTCCACGATAGACCGAATCAGCTGTGGAATGACCATGACGATATCCGGAATCGCTTCAATAAGTCCGGTAGCCAGGGCTGCAATGATTTTGGGGCCTGCCATGATGATCTCCGGCAGATTGTCGATAATGCCCTGCACGATACCGAGAATCAGGTTCGGAATCTCCTCGATCAGCTCTGGCAGAGCCTTGATAAGCCCATCCGCAAGCGCCATTGTGATTTCCACGCCTGCTTCAAGAATTTTCGGAATATTTGCAATGATCGCCGTGACAAGGTTCGAGATAACGTCCGGAACTGCTGCAATCAGTTTTGGAGTCGCATCTACAAGCCCATCAACGAGAGCCAGAATGATAGCAAGCGCTGCGTCAATCAGGTTCCCGAGGTTTTCCGGACTGGTCAAGACCTCTACGATTTCAATAATCGCATCCGTTGCGGCGGGAATCAGCTGCGGGAGCGCATCTGCAATACCCTGTGCAAGCGATACAATGACATCAATGCCAGTCTGTGTGATCTGCGGCAAAAGCTCAATGAGAGCCGGAACGAGCGTGTTGATGACCGTCGGCGCAACATCCGCCAAAACCGACAGCACAGACGGCAAAGCCGCCATAAGACCGGTTACAAGGTTTGTAGCGCCCTCTACAAGAGACGGCAGTACCGTGCCCAGAATTGCCGGTAACTGTTCGCTTACCGTTCCGATAAGGGACGTTGTCGCTTCGACGATACGCGGCAAAAGCTCCTGAATCCGAGGAATCAGATTGTTCCCCGCGATGACCACAGAATCCGTAAAGTTCCCAACCAAAACGCCTAAATCTTGGTCAGGGTCTGCCATGCCGGTCACAAGGTTCTGCCAAGAGGCTTTCATTTGCCCAAAAGAGCCTTGAATCGTTTCGCTTGCCTCTTTTGCCGTTGTTCCAGTAATGCCGAGATTTTCTTGAACAATGTGGATAGCGTCAACAATATCCGAAAAACTATCGACGCTTAAAACATTCTCTTTCAGTCCGCCAAGCTCTTCCGCATCGCGAAGGAGTCTTTCCATTTCTTCCTTCGTGCCGCCGTATCCAAGTTTCAGGTTGTCCAGCATGGTATAGTTTTGCTTTGCAAATCCCTGATACGCGTTTTGAATGGATTCCATGCTTGTACCCATCTTGTTTGCGTTATCCGCCATGTCTGTAACCGCCGTGTTGGCGTAAGCAGCTGCCTGATAGGAATAATCGCCCAGACTGGAAATCAAACTCGCAGCAAAGCTTGTCGTGGTCTCCATGTACTCATTGACGCTCAATCCAGCCGTTTTATAGGCATTGTTGGCGTACTCCATGAGTTTTTCAGACTGATCGCCGTAGTGCGCTACGGCTTCTTCAGCTTGTTCCATGCTGTAGCCGAACATGTCTACAAAATGCTGCGCGTCCACGTTCGCATTTCCGAAAAGTGTTTCCACGCCGCCGACAAGCTGTTCATAGTCAGCGTAAGCGGCAACCGCTTTTGTCCCGAGCGCTCCGATTGCAGTAGCGCCAGCTGCAACACCTGCAACAGCTACTTTCCCTGCCGTCGCAAGTCCGGATTTCAGTTTTTCCCCGAGTCCGGATGTTTTCTGACCGACTTCGTCAATGCCTTTATTCGCTTCGGTCGTATCCGCACCGATTTTTACAAAAAGTTCAAATAGATTCATCTTTCACCACCAGTCCGCACCGCTTAACAACCTCGGCGGTGATCTCTTCGCAGGTTCGGTTGTCCTGCGGCTTCGGGTCTATCAGGTCGGAATATTTCGCCTGAACAAAGCTGCCGCCCGCGAATTTCGCTGTGTTTTCCGTCATTGTGCGCAAACACTCCGCCGTATAAATACGGAAGGCTGATTCTTCCTGCTGCCGCTTTACCAAAATCGGCAAAAGGCGAATCAGCCCTCCCGCATTTATCTTTGGAGCTGCCAGAAGCGCAAGCGTTACGCTTTCGCCTCCGACGCGCACGATTTGAAAAAATCCAGCATATCCTTGTCCTTGACAATCTCCTGAATCTGCCGCATGGTTTTTAGGACGCTCTGCTTTTTGACCGCCTCAACAGTCGTTTCGTTGACCGCAGCCAAAATACCAAGCGTATCTTCCCGGTGCTTTCTCAGAATCAGGGGAATCCACTGCCCGATCTTCTGCGCACCGATCGCGTATTTTTCACCTGCTGTCTGAGGCTTCTCTGCGTCAATCTGTGCTTTCAGACTCTCCCGCAGCTCATCGTCCGTCAGGATGTTGAGCGCGTACACGCTGACCTCGCAAAGAACATCAGCTGCCCTATCCGTGCTAAGTTCCGAAAATTTCATACTTTCTTCTCCTTACGTTTCAGCCGTACCTGCTTTGATATAAACCTCATACGGCACAACGTCCTGCTTCGACATCGAATAGTGCGCCGTGTACTCAAACGCCATCTGCCCCTTGTTTTTGTCCGCTGTTTTCAGCTGGAATCCGCCGGTCGACAGCGCGTTCATAAGCCGAATAGCAATGAAACCGCCATTCGTTGCACCATTCTTGTCAGAATAATCTCCCACAAGCCAGATGTCCGCAAAGTCAGCCGCCGAAAGATCGCGCCGAGGAACAACCTTCGTCGTATCTGTGCCGTCGATGTCAGCCGCCGCCATAAGAGATTTCGCAGAAGCGGTCGTAGCCGTTACGTATGTACCAGCAAGCTTCACTTCGACATCGTCCATCCGCTTCATTTCCATTGTGTTCTTGGGGCAATTGTCCACATCCGAGCCGTAGTCAGAATACGTCGGTGTCGCGGAAAATGTAACGCCGCCGGTAGTTGCGCCGATCTGGCTCTCCGGTTCAAACGTTCCGGTTGCAGGCGTAAATTCGCTCAAAACAACGCCAGCGTTGATTTGCAGCTGCTTAAACGTATCCGCCGGAATTTTTGTAAATTTCGCCATGAAATCAGTCCTTTCAGTTCGCGGTAATGTATTCGACCGTTACGTTCAAATACCGCCGCTTAATGTATTTGTCGGAATCATCCGCGATGTTCTGGCACCAAGGCGTTCCGCGCTTAATCCAAATTGCACCGCCGTCGCACGGAACGAACACGCCGCCAAAACCGATCGCGTCCGAAATTTCCTGCGCTTTGGCATTCGGTTCTGCTTCCTTTTCCGTGTAGTACCACAGATTCACCGTAAGCCCGATTTCTCCGCTGTCCCACGCGCCTGTAATAAGCTCATACGTGAGCCACGGAAAAATTGCATCATCCGGCACGCTCGAAGCCGGATACGCCGTCAGGAACTGTGAAAACCACGCATGCAGCGCCTTATCTTTTGTCATGCCGGTAACGCCTTCTTTTCTGCCGTGAAATACTTGAGATCGAAGCTGGCCGAGCGTGGGGTTTTCTTTGCCACCGGCTCCGATGTTACACGGTACGTCTCGCCGGTCGTTTTATCCCGGAAGAAGTCGTTATACTCGATAGGAACGCTTTGCTGAACCAGAACCGAGTAAACGCTTGTAACGCCTTCTTTTTCGGCTCTTCTTGCCTCCATCGACGTATCAAGCGCCTGATAGTTGGAAAACTCAACGCCCTCGACCCAAGTCGTTTCGAAACCGCCCGCTCCATCCGGCACGCGGCTTTTGTCCAAGAGGACACACGGTCTTGCAAAATCGTCAAGTAAGCTCATATCTTCCTCCATTGGTTCAGGCGTGACTTAAAGGCAGACTGCCATGTTACCATTCCAGCGCCGGTTGTAGACCCGCTTGTCGTTTTCGAATAGCTGTATCCGCCGAAACTCTCCGACGTGTACGGGCTTGCGGCGATGTCTCCGTTCTTTTCCTGCCACGCCTTGATTTCCTCTCCCAAGCAGAGAAGTGCGGGAGGAACAGACATCGGCCAGATAGAGCCGTCAAATGTCTCGTCTGCCATCGCGTAATCCGGGTATTGGTGAACTCCGTCGTTGAAAACAGAGCCAACCACACGGAAAAACTGTCCGTTTTGCAAAAACGGCAGTGTGATGCTGCCGTTTTCGACCGTGTACGTACCACTGATTCTGTCAGTTTCGAACCAGTTTCGAAGCACGCCACATAATTCAGTCAGCATCACACCGCCACCTCCATTACTTCGCCGTTACCGTCGCGTTACCGGCCTTCTGCGCCTTGTAAGTCGCGTCAGCCTCAACGACTGTGATCTTCTTGCCCGTCGTCGCAGTGATATCGGACTTGCCATCCCACGTTGACCACGTTCTGACATTCTGACCATAAGTCACAGTCTCAGCCGAATCGCCTACCTTGTACTTGTAGACATTCCCAGACGTTTCCTTCGCCGGGTTGACTGTGATCTTCGTGTCGCCGGTTGCGGTTCCGGCTGCCAAAGTAACGGTCAGCGTGCCGAGCGACGGGGTCTCGTCAATGTCAGCAACAGCAATTCCGTCCTGATACTCCGCGAACAGGGTCATACCCATGATCGCAAAGGACTCGGAGACCGCCGTGGAGTAGTTGCCCTGCACGTGGAAACCAACCAGGTTCGTTTCGCCATCAGTTCTGTAGTCAAGACCGGCACGGGCGAAATCGCTGTCAGCCGGGTCGATGTAGTACAGAACGATGTTCTCAACCGGAGTTGCAATGACACGACCGCGCTTGATTTCTTCGTCAGACAGCAGGAACACGGTGCTGTAGCCCATGAAGTTCTTGATATACTGGAAGCCGAACTCAGTCTGGATAGTGATATCGGCGCCGCCAAGGTAGTCATACAAGTCCATGACGTTCACAAAGCCGACAACGTTTGTCGCGGTTCTGTGCATCTGCTTGAACTTGTTGATAACAGCGCCCTTCGCCATCGCAAGCGCACGCTGCCAGTTGGTTTCGCTGACGCTCAGAAGACCGGTATTCAGGTAGTCGTAGAACCGGTTCGTGACGTTGGTCTGAAGCTCATACAGGAAAGCTTCGTCGGTCATCGCGACTGCGACGTCATATCCGTATTCCTTGATTGCCTCGATAGAAACCGCCTTCGCGTACTTTTCGACGTTGATGTTCGCGTAGTCCTTCTCAATGACCGTCGCTTTGGAGTAGGGGATCTCTTCGCCCTCGCCGACGCTCTGCGCAAGCGTGACGCTCGCAGTCTTGGATTTCAGAACAGTACCTGGCTGCTTTTTGATGGGGCGCATAATGCCGAGAATGTCGCGCAGGTGCTGCCAGTTCCGCGCAAAGCGGGTTACAAAATCGATTTCACGAGCGGTTACCTGAACGTCGCTCGTCATGGTCAGGTTGTTTTTTGCTGCCATATTATTCTTCCTTTCCGAACAAATTGAGATTTGCGGCAATTGCTGCCTGCCGTTCAGAAGCATCCTTGATCTTAAAGATGTCGTCCCGGCTCATAGCGCCGCCGTTGTTTGCGGGCGGGTCTTTGGTGTCCGCGCCTTTCTGTTTCGTGGTAACAACGAAATCTGCCCACTCTTCCTTGATGGACTTCTTCAAATCATCTGCGTTCTTGATCTTGCCGTCTTCCCATTCAACCGAAGAAAGATCGGTGACCTTCAAAACCGAATCAATGCGCTTTTCGCTGATACCCGCAGACTTCAAAAGTTCCCGATACGCGGATTCCTTCGCGCTCTTGGTTTCCTTCTGCATCTGCTCTCTTTTGTAGTCGTCAAATTCCTTTTTGACCTTGTCGTGCTTATCCTTCCAGCCATCGTCGCCTTTGGCTTTCAGGTTTTCCAACTCCGCCTGTACTCCGGGGAGCTTTTCAGCGTCTGCCTTATACCTCGCGAGATCGCTTTTCAGCCCGTCTACGGTATCGGTGTGCGCCTCAATGATAGTGTCCATCTGCTCTTCCGTCAGCCCCATTCCCTTTAGGAGCTTCCTTGTTAATGCCATGTTCTATCTCCCTTTCCCTTGTCGGCGGTTCTTTGCCGCGACAGAACAAAAAATGTGGCAACAGTCGTTTCTTCACTGTTACCACATTTATACCGCATATTTTAGGCTCTCTTACGCAAACTTTCAGCAATTTTTCAATTCATCCTCTACGATCTGCCGGTATTCGGACGCATGGTCAGCCGCTGCGGGCTTCAAATATGGCTGCGCTTTATTGCCCGCCGTCCAGTGCCAGTCCCCCTTTGCGTCTTGATACGCCCACGGCGTAGGTCTTCCGCCCGGATAATACTTACCGGTTCCGAGTTCGACGTATGCGGCATATTCCGTGTCACTTCCGATGTATGAAGCTGGTTCCCCTTCATCTACGCGGTGCGTGATACTGTTCCTCAGATTGCCGGTGTCCACCGGGCAAAGCCGCTTCGCGTACTTTTCAGCCGTCATGCCGATCTTTTCGAGGGCGCGAATCAGCGCGTCGTGCATAGCGGACTTCACTTCTTCGGAATTGTCGATAAATTCAACGTTCATCGCTTTTTCCACCCCGCCCACTCGGCATAAGTCATATTTTTAATCAGATCATTTTGCCCTGTCTCAGGATCTCTGGCGCGGCGCCGTCCCCTGGATGTGCCAATTCCCTCTATCACAGATACCAGCGTGCAGCGGCAGTTGTATATTTCTTCCGGTCTTCCTTGCGGGTCTCCTGGGAAACGGCAACCATTGGAAAACTTCTTATCGTTATCCACGACTTCACCATCGAGCATCGCGTGAGAATGGCGCGTCCTTCCGTCCAGCGTCGCCATCCACTCTTTGCGGCATTTAATCCCCATCTTTTCAGCTGCAAAGTAAGAATCCATCCGTCCGGCGTTCTGTGCGCCCGTGACTGCCGTTCGAGCTGTCCGGATGGCCGAATCACGGTTCATAGTTACGATTCTGGATTGTAGATCATCTGCCATATGCTTAATGCTCTTGCCCTGTAAAATGGAGCTTGTGACGCTGGCTGCGATCTGCTTTTTTCCCCACGCCAGATCAATGCCGCGTTTTAACGCTCTTTTCGGCGGGTAATACGGCATAAGCTCCGGCTGTTCCACGATCAAGCGCTTTACAGTCTGTTCGTCCCATAAATCAAATCCGACATCGCCTGTCACCTGCTCAATGGTGTACGCCGCGAAATTCCGATTCAAACTATAAATGCCCGGCGTTGCATCGTTGACATACGCAACAGCATCAGCGTTTGCATTTGTCATGCGCTCTGCGACCTTATCCCGTAGCGCCTCAAAGCGCTTTCCACGCCCGATCTGCGCAAGCCTCCATTGCTTGTATTGTTCCTCTGTGATATCGCCAGCGTCCAGCCGTGCCTTTTCGGAAGCGTCACGGTCTGCGAACTTTGCGAAATACTCCTTGATGATGTCCGTCAGACCGTCATACGCTTCTTTGTAAGAATCGTATATCCGCTTTTCGAGCGCCTTTAACTCTTTTTCGGTGAGGTCGTATCCCTTATCAGGTCTCATCGTTCACCATCCCCGGCGGATCGAAGCTGCGCTCAATATCCTCTGCCGCTTTTCTTTTCAGAATTTCGGCGACTTCTTCCTGCGTCAGCCAAGGGAGCTTGTTCAAAATTGTCTCATCATCGAGGTAGTTTGCCGCAAGAAGCACCATCTGCGTTTGTTCCAGCTGATTTGTTACCTTAGAGCGAGTAAAAGATGGCTCATCCTCAATCCCGACGATTTTGAAAAGCGCCTGTAAGAAATCAATTACGCAGTATTCGAATTGATCGACCTTGTTATCCATCGGCTGATATGCCGCATTGATCTCCGTCGCTGTTTTCTGGCCGCTTTGCAGTTTTGTAACGTCCAACATCTGAAAATCTCGGTACAGATCGTCGCTGATTCTGGAAAGAAGCGCTTCCCGAGCTTCAACCGGGATTGTGATCGTATGAGCCTCCGCCTTCGCGCCGTCATCGTCCACAAGACCTACACCAATTCTCCGCATGGACTCTTTGAACCGTGCCATATCGATCTCGTCCATGCCGCCAGCATTGGAGATCGTCCAGTAAATAACGGATGCATCATCAACCGTATTTGCAAAGCCGGATTTGATTAAGTCGTAGCAGTCAATTGCCTCGCGCTGACCAACAAGCTCAGACTGCTTTGCGCGGTTCCCGTACATAGGAATAATAGGGAAGCCCGGATAATTCTGATACGTCAGAAGTTCAGTCCCGTCAATCTCAGAAGTCGCTTCCACAGCCACATAGCCGCGCTTAGGCTCCAAGATCATCATTTCTTCCCCGCTCCGTCGGATGTACTGTGTAAATCCGTCAGGTTCGAAGAGCGTAGCACGCAGCGGCTTGCTTGTGCATACTTGCCAGAAACGAATGCCCGACCGAAGTGCTCCGTTTTCCTCATCCAGAAGCGGAACAAATTCTGTCACATCAAACACTTCAAGGTGATCGAAATTCCAGAAACCATAGGAAACGCCGCCGACAAGCGCGTCGTGTGCTGCGTCTTGGAGCCGTGTGTCAAACCCAGCGCCCAACTTCGCTTTGTTTTCCACTTTTTTCAGTGTCACGCCGTTCCCAAGCAAATACTGGGTTTCCTGCGTGATGAAATTTGCAAAGAAATTGCTCCGAAGCTTATAGTTCGGACTGTAGTTGTCCGGAATGACTTTCCCGTTGAGTGTATAAAGCAGCTTTTGAAAATTAGCAATCGTCACATTCCTGTGCGCGTCATACTCCTTCGCAATAACCGCCTGTTTATATAAATCCGAGTCTTTGTGATTATTTATCGCGGACAGAACAAATTCCATCCGTTCCCGGTCAGACTTTTCCGCGACCTCTAAAAAATCCTGATATGTTTTCATCTTTTACCTCACCGCGCCAGTTCCGGCACAAATCTGTGTTCTTTGAAGTGCTTTTTCAAGACCGTCATCACCATGTACCTGATTTCGTCCATAGCGTGGTCGTTTTCCTTCACGACGCGGTCAGATTCTGCTTTTTCGTCCCACCTGTAAAGCCCGAATTCGCGGATGGCGTCCTCGCAGCTCTCATGGATTTTGACCTTCCCGGACGCGATCATCTCAGCCGTTGTCTGTATGCCGGGCAGTACATCATTCACAGCCCCGCGAACTTTGAACTCATGGTGCTTCTTTACGGTGGCAATGAAAGCGTCCGCAGACGGGTCTACAATCAGACATTTTATATCTCTCCCACCCGCAAGACGCTTTACCTCTGAATAATACTCTTCTGGCGTTTTTTCTTTCCGTTCTTCTCGCCCGCAGTAATAATACTCTCCGATTCGCACCGCTTCCGTTTTCGTCACGCACCACAAGCCAGCCGAAAACGGATTGTGCGTGCCGTAGTCAATGGAAATGTAATAATCGCCGGTGTCCGGTATGTCCTGCACGATGCAGGAATCGCCAAACATCGGATACACAAGCCCTTCCGCAATGCAGCGCTCACCAAGGATATCCCGTCGATACCAGATGCTTTTTATATCATACTGGCTTTCAATTTCCGCAAGCCTTTGGGCTGTAATCGTTGCATTGTCTCGGATAGTAAAGTGCCGGTAATTATACCGCGCTCCAAATTGTTCCGGGAATCGGTCTATGTAATTCTGGTAAATCCAGTGTCCAGGCGACGAAGGGTTTAAATCCCAAAAAACACGTCGAAGTTTTGCGGCAAGCTGTCGATTGAACGCCTCCTTGATCGTATCCTCATGGTGAAGGTTGATCTCGGTTGCAATCCACATTCCGTATGAGTTGCCGCGTATTTTTTTAAAGCTGTCCGCTTTCGCTCCGCCCGCAAAAATAACTACATAATCCCGCCCACAGGATTTAATTACAAGAGCCTCGTTCCCCTTATACTTCGTCCATCTGCACCGACCGCGAAATAGATATTCAAGCCCGAATCCGTTCGCGTCTCCAATGTTCAGCTTAGCGTTCGCCGCTGTGGAGCCGGTCGCCAAATGGATTCTATCAGGCGTGCCTTTGTTTATCATCGTTGCAAAGGCGGCTATATTGTCGATGGTTTTTCCCGCTCGAACAGCACCTTCCGCAACAGAAATAGTGCAGCGCGTTGCATTTCTAATATATTCCTTATGCTTATCCCCGAACGCTGGGTGGATTGTCGAACTTTTCATTCGATACCCGCTTCTTTCAGATAAGCGTCCGTATCCTCCACGTCAATCGATTCTTCTGGCTCATCACGCTGCTCTAAGTATTGCTTCCCGAGCCAAATAGCCATGCTCGCGTTCTTTTCCGCAAGCCGCCACTGGCTCCGGCGCAGTGAAATTTTCCCCGCTCCTCGCTTTTGCTTAAATACCTCGGAAAAACTGGCATGATAGGTGCGTTTACACCAACTATCCAGTGTTTTATCAGTCACACCAAACCAACCGCAGATTTCCTCAAGCGTGCATTGCAGGCCGCATAGGTTCTCAAACTGTTTTTGATCTATTTCCTTTCTTGGCCTTGCCATACGCGCCCTCCTTTCTCTGCTGGCGTTTGATAAACTTCTCCATGTCCCGCTTCAAATACGGGCTGCTGGTTTTGGCGATGATCGCCCGTGCTTCTTCAATCGTCATTCAGCAACACCGCTTTCTTCCCCGTAAACTTCTCCCAACGGTCAACAATGACATCAGCATACTTCGGATCGTACTCCATGCAGAAAGCGTGTCTGCCATTCTGCTCCGCCGCCATGATCGTTGTGCCAGAACCAGCGAACAGGTCGAGAACATTCTCTCTCGGCTTGCTGGAACACTGCATCTGATAGTCAAACAGCTTAATCGGCTTCATGGTCGGATGCTCCGCAGATTTGACAGGCTTGTCAAAATTAAGCACCGTTGTCTGCTTTCGATTTTTGAAGAAATAATGCTTCTTGCCTTCCGTCCATCCGTAAAGGCACGGCTCATGCGCATCTTCTTCAATCTCGCTCTCTCCGTACAGGCACGGTTCATGTTTCCACTGGAAATCCTGTCTACCCATCACAAGTGAGTTCTTCACCCAGATTAGGCACTGCCTAAGGCGCAGCATTGCATCTTTACACGCACCGCGGAAGTTATACCCCTCGCGGTCTGCGTGCCAAATGTAAAATGGAGCACCGGGTTTCATGACCATTGCCGCATTGGAAAACGCATCCGTCAGGAACCGTCTAAATGCCGTATCCTCCATATTGTCGTTCTTAATCTTCCCGGCGGCGCCCTGATAGTCCACATTGTACGGAGGGTCTGTGAGCAGCAGATCCATTTGCGCCCCCCCTACGAGCTTCTGTACGTCTGTCAAAGACGCGCTATCTCCGCACATAAGGCGATGGTCTCCGAGCTGGTACACTTCGCCAAGTTTGCTCTTCGGCTCTGCCGGTAAAACAGGATCGTAATTGTCTTCTACAACTGACGTGTCGAGTTCATCACGCAGTCCCCAATCAAAGTCAAACGCCGAGAGGTCAAGACCAGGAAGTTCATCAGCCAGCAGGTCAAAGTCCCAGTCGCTCTCGTTGCTCTTGTTATCCACCAGCCGCAGGGCGTTCACCTGTTCCGGGGTCAGATCGTCCACGCAGACACAAGGCACTTCTTCCATGCCAAGCTTCTTCGCCGCCATAGCGCGGCAGTGGCCGATTACGATCACGCCGTCACGATCAATCACAATCGGCTGCACAAAACCGTACTGCTTGATGCTCTCCGCAACGTTGTTGATTTGCGTCTTGTCATGCTTTTTCGCATTTTTCCCGTATGCAGTAATGCTGGAAAGCTTTCTGTTTTTTACCTCCATGTTGTCCTCCCCATCATGCCCGATCACCGGCCAGCCACCTCATTCTTTCGTTCTCGTGTCTCCGTGTGTGAATAAATATATTTATTCACACCGGAGAACACGAGAACAGGAGGAGGAGGTTTCCGCAGAACGCTGCGGTGCCGATGAAAAAGGGCGTAGAGTTGGTCTCTACGCCCTTATAGTAAATGTTAAATTTGGCTCTGGGGCGCAGACTTTTTCATAAAAGCCCTCTTTTTTGCCCCACAAGGCGAATAAATTGCCTGTGCCATTCCTGCGCGGTGCGTTCGGATACATAAACCGCCATTGCAGCGCCCTGTAAGGTGTGCGTCCGTTTCCAAAGAACCAAGTCTACGACCCGGAGTCGTTCCGCGCCGTCAACGAGCTGTTCCGTCTCCGAGATTGCCTCCTCAACGGCAGCGCGCTCGGCCTTCGTCATCAGCCCGCCGCCCTTATAATTGCGGATCATCCACTTTGCATATGGCCACCAGCCGTAGCGCGGCTTACTCACGGCGCACTCCCTTTCTTTTCTTGCAGTGGCTTAAATCATTATACCGGATACACCAGCATGTGGTAGAGAAATATGCACATTGTGAGTTCTTGCACCCATCAACTTCCTTTTCGTCCAGCACGTCCTTTGCCCATTCCCCGCGCGCTTTATCCAGTTCATCTTTGTACGCCGCGCACTCAAACGCAGCATTAGTTATAACATGCCACAGAGCCGGTAAGCCGCTCTCACCGTCGAGCGCCAGCGGATTATCCCAGATCTGCAGAACGTGGCGCAGAAGGGCGTCGTGCCACCTTTCAGGGGCTATGCTTCGCCAGTCCTCAGCATCACCGTACCTCCGCATTCCATATTCACGCACCTGCATGATCGCCTCGATGCCCTCCACCGGTACGAGCGACGGGCGGGGCTTGCCCTCGTCGTACTTTGCCCCCTTGATTTTGGGCTTTAGGCCGCCTTGCTCGTGGAATCCACAATTCGGGCATTTACCAGTTGAAAGCAGATCCTCGTCAAACTTCTCATTACACACGGGGCAAATATACCGCCCGTCCTTCGCTTTACCCCAATATTTATCCATCAATAGTGTACCCTCCCTTCGCGTTTTGCCCGATCGTATTTCCGCGCTCTGGCGGACTTGCCGCTTGTTTCCATCCCGCGCTCTATGCGCTCTACCTTGCTTTTGTTGTACTCGTCCGCAGCCTTGCGGAACGCTATGTACGCCTTGCAGGTCGTATGCTTTGCCCCGCAGCCTTTCTCGGGGCAACTGCCGCATGGGGCTGAATACGGGCTGATTTTCAAATCTCCCTGCATTCGTCCACCCTCACACAGATTCGTTTGTCTCCGACGCGCACAACATAGCCGGGCATGCTGCTGACGTATTCATATTTTTCCGCGTCGTACACTTCGCCAATGCGCGGGCGCATGGCGGGATAGACCGGGATGATCGCCGTGATCTGGATCCGCACTTCATCCCATGCGCGATCGCGCCGCTTGCCCGTGCAGATTGGATGCAACTTGCGCCATGCCCCGGCACACGCCCGGCTGCAGAGATACCGGCCATCCGCGCGCGGCTTGCAGGGCCGGGTGAATATTTTCCCACAAACCGGGCAGGTCGCCGTGATGTTTGCCATTACAGCTTTACCCCCTTGATGTACTTGTCAAAATATGTGGTTGCAACGGCCATCGCCGCCCACATATCTTTTGCAAACTTCGTGCCGTTCACATAAAAGAAGCCCGGCTCTTTTTTCGTCCCTACACCTCCGTATCTGTCAATCAGCGCTTGCCGGATATTCTTATCCTTCGCGCTCAGGCAGCCGCACAGGTATAGCTTTTCTTCTCGCCTGTATATCCTTTTCGGCTCATATCCGCCAGATCTCAATGCAATTTCCCAGAATCGCCCGACCCAGACGCAAGTGTCAAACACTTCCTGCCCTACGGTCTGCCCCATCCCCTGCACCATCTCAATCGCAACATCTATGCAGTTCGCATAAAGCTTCCGGTCAAGCATATCTGTGACTGCCGGGTTCTCGATTTTCCCGACCTCCAGCACGCGGCGAATTTCTTCTCCATCATGCTCTACGAGGACATACCCTGATTCTAAATTCCCGGGGTCAATTGCCAGAATCGTTCCCACCTTGCAGCCTCCTTCCGGTCTCGCACGGCTTCATCTCGTCGCAATCACCGTATTTCGCGCAATGTGCTGCAAACAGCCCCTTAAATTCCGGGCATTTATAGATCACACGTTTGCACATCAGTTTGACGACAGCTCGCGTCTCTTTTGCCGCCAACATACATAGCCGCTTTTCAATGCAATCCGCCAGTCCGGTATGCCGTCCCAATACAGAGCCGTTCGCAAGCCCGTACTTTTCGGCGATTTTAACCGCATCTGTGCGCTTGATGTAATCAGTCATAAGCCATACACTCCTTTACAATTCTGTCCTTCATCTCCGGCGGCAGCGCTTCAATTATTGGCATCTGTGATAGAATCTCAAGCTTCAAAAGCCTCTCAGCCTGCCGGTTCGTCAGCCTCGGTTCCCGCTTCTTCGGCGGCAGCTCGCCTTTTGCCGCTGCAATGGCGGTCGGGTTGTGCTTATGTTGACCCATCGTCCCGCACCTCCACGCCAGCCTCGCCCAGCAGGTCAGAAAGATCGGTGTCCACGCTGCTGCCAATAAAGTCGCCATTTTCGTCGTAGTGGTTGTACTCCGTAGTCGGTCGGGATTCTATCCCTGCAAACTCTTTTAAAAGCTTCAGATATTCGTCGTTATCGAAGAGCTGAGCCTGATAGAGTTGTCTCAACTGCGCTTTGGTTATACACCTAGCCATCCTTCTTGCCCTCCTCTGCACGCGGTTCCATCCATTTTCTAAGCTGCATCGCGCAGGAGCAGCAAAGCTCAACATCAGGTGATTCCTCATGGAACGCGCTTCGTACGTTTACATACGTCGCAGAGCTTGTGGGGTTTATCTCCGCCCCGCAGCGGTCACATACTCGTTTCGTTGCCATCCTTCTTGTCCTCCTCATCCTTGAGAATCACCATCGCGGAGTAATAATGTTCGTGGTGTCTTCCATCAATCGCGGAGCTGTACTTAATGTCCACCACGCGTTCCGGCGTAAATTTCTCGATAGCACCGTTGACTAACGTCTCAAGTCTGCCGATGAGGTCGCTCTCGACAAGAATTACCTTCATGCCTTGTCCTCCATTTCCTGCAAAGCCTTCTCGGCTTCTTCGCGAGTGAAGAAAACGGTTCTGCCGATATCCTCACGATATTCCGGCGTAAACCATGTGGTTGTAATTTCCGGCTCCGGTTTGCCCGGGTAATCAACAATTTTGTAGCGGATTCGATAGACTTTTGTACCCAGCTTGCACGGCAGAATCAGGACGCGCCCGTCCTTGTCGGCCTCGGCAAGCTCGCGGAGGCGGCTAGGCTCCACTCCCAGCGCCTGCGCTGCCAGATTTATCATCGTGTCCTCCGTAAATGGAGCCTTGATTTCCTCCGGTGTCAGCCCCGTGTCCTCGTAGTCCGCAAGGCGATCTGCCATCTGGACGACTTCGGTCATCGTTAAGTGGTACAGACCGTACCCATTTACCGAAACACAATCTTCATTCCGGCTTGTCAGTCGCTCCATCGGCATCCTCTTTCCCTTGGATTTCCCGCAAAGTCTTCTCGGCTTCTTCGCGCGACAGAAATACGGTTTTTCCGAATTCTTGCATCGGGATGTCACACTCTGTTGTGCGAATCATGTGAATATGCCCATCTGGATCGCGTCCGCGCACTGCGGACGGATGCCCGCAAAAGAATGTCCGAACTTTTGCGCTATACAATTTTCTCACAGCGCCTACAATCCACACTGTATCTCCCACCTTGCACGGCAGCACCACCAGCCGCCCGTCCTTGTCTGCCCTGATAAACTCCAGCATTTTTTTAGCCGAGAAGCCATAGGAATCAAGCTGTTTTTCGATCTCTGAGGCCTGCGCGCAGGCCTGCGGCGACAACCCGGAATCCTCGTAAGCCTTGAGCCTCTCCCAAACCAGCCTCTGCGTGCAGCTTCCGTCATACGGACACGGCCGCTCGCGGCACTGCGCGATGTCGCAGAAGTTCCCTTCAAACGTTAATCTTTCCATAACTCTTCCTCCACATACCGCCAGCTCTGCGGCGGGCGGGTGATTGGCCTGGGTGCAAGGCCAAATTCTGTCTCCCGCTGCATACCGGCAAACTCCCACAGATCGCGCGGGGTATCGTAAATTCTGAGGTTGGATATGTGCCATCCGTAGCCGACGCCGCCGTCCAGATACTTCTCCAGCTCGTCTTTTGTCAGGCAGGCATCCGCAAGAAGCGTATCAAGTGGTGTGCATTCCATGTTCCAATCGCAGATGCAATATTTCTGCGGTTCACAGCTTCCTCCTACTCTGACGATCCTTTCAAAAATGTCGTCGCATACAAATTCACCGATGATCTTGCCATTCCCCCGATATGCTCCGCCGCATTTAGCAGCCTTGAAAACATCCGCTATTTTATCAGGATGGAGAGACCGTTCCCTTTCCTTCAAAATCCAAAGCATATCAGCGCTCTGCGTACAGTAGATATAGCACTTAAACGGCACACCGCACTTCGGCGCGGTCTTGCGGATTTCGGCCGTTTTACTCCCGTTCAGGATCTTCCGAGCCCACTCTGGGCGAATGCTGATCAAAACAGCTTTACTCATGCTCTTGCCTCCTGTTCCAATTCTGCGCGGAACCGTTGTTCCAGTTCAAACACGCCGCGCGGCTTGCCTTTGTAATAGCCTTTCATTGGCCTGTCTATTTTCCGTTGCAGGTCTTTCAGGCGCTCCCAGTATTCCGGCAGGTAAATATACATATTCCGCAGTTCCCGCAGGTTCTTGTTGCAGCAGCACCAGCACGAAACACGGTCCAGCACGTCATAAAGGCGGATCGTGCCCTCCAGCCACGAAAACCCGTTTTCATAGCAATATGCCATGGCGTCGGCTTCCGGCATGCCCCACTCCGCCAGCGGGTGCAGTTTATACGGCTTCCGTTCTTTTTCCAGTCGTGGCGTTTCGTCGGCAGCTATGCCAACGTAAACCATAGCGTCCCGCGCCTCCGCGTACCTGTCCATGGCTTTCAGCTTCCCCGTGGTTCCCCAGCGGCAGAGGCCGCCACACCAGCCATAACCTTGGTGTGTGCCTTTCTGCTTACTGCAAACCGGCCTTTCCAGCATATCAAACAGGAACGGGTTTTCCGGCTCCAGTCTGGTGTACTTGATCCCCAGCTGCTCCAGGCGGGGTAACATTTGATCCCGTGTGTGGTAAATCGCCTCAAACTCCATTCCGGTATCGTAGAAAACCACCTCATTCAGCGGGTAGCCCTTGGCAATCAGCATTAGGAGCATGGCCAGGCTGTCCTTGCCCCAGCTGACACTTGCAATATGCCATTTCATTCCGCTTTTGCACCTCCAAACGCCGCCAGGTCGAATTCGTGGCGTTGTGAGCCACGGCCCTTCGTTCTTTTTCCTTCTCGCAGTTCTGGCAGACATAGCGCGTCGCCAGCGATCTTGCCAGTTTTTTCAGCATTTTCATGTCTCATCCTCCTTGTTTTCTGCAAGCATCCGTTCGACCGCTGCCATCTGGAACGCCGTCAGGTCGTCTCCGTGGTTCTGCACGCCGTGCCGCATTTTCTCCGCACCCTTCGGCGGTTTCTCGAACAGCCGGTTGACAGCAGCCTCTTCCAGCGGATTCAGCGGGTCATGGTGCCCCTGCACACCGTAGCCGGGCTTTGCAGCGCGGCTGTACTGTGCAGGCTGTGTTCCGCCCTTGTCCTGTTCTTTTGCCAGCCAGCGGACAATAAACGCATTGATCCCGCGCTTTGTTTTCCGTTTGGCCGGATTTGCGTCCAACCAGCCCCTCATGTTCCGCAGCTGCTGTATCACGTCGACAGCAGGGTACAAGCCCGCCCATTCCTGGCATTGCTCCACGGAAACGGAATATCCCGTTCCATCATTCAGCGGCAGAGAGATTGCTGGCGGCGTGGATGCCGCTTGCGGCTCCGCGCTATCTTCCGCATCTCGAATAGCGAATTCGATTCTCGATTCTCGATTCTCGAATACGGGAACATCTGCATGCATTTGCTTGCAGATGATTTCATCCGCTTGTTTCCCATCATCAGGCGACGGGAATTTGCTTACTTTCGCACGCTGCGTCTGATACTTGCCCCATGTTGGTAGGTAAAGGAAGCGCTTGCCCTCAAACACATACAGAGCAATCAATCCAGCACTCGCCAGCCCATGAAGAGCATTTTCTACAGTTTTGAGCGTGAGGTTTTCTTTCAGCGGGAAGAGGCGGTTTTTCACGACCGCCGCTCTCCCGTCAAAGCGTCCGAAATCATCACAGTTTACAATGAGCCGATAAAACAGAACTTCTTCAAACCACGAGAGTTTGTCGACGCTATCGCTTGTGCAGATGCTTTCCCGAATAATTCTGTTCGGCATATTTCAGCCCTCAGAACGGCAGCTCGTCGTCGCTTTCGTCAAGCTGTTTGAACTCCTCTGCGCTGGCCGGTGCGGGCGTTACAAAGGAGTCTGCCTTGCTGGGCTTGAGATACCGGATACAGTCGCGCGTTACACCGTCATTGCCCTCAAACGGCTCCATGTGCAAAATGCAGTTGCGGCCTACCAGATCGTCAAGTTCAAAATCGGTGCCCGGCTCAATGCCAAGCGCATTTGCATATTTGCCGATCTTGTCGGCGTCATACTCCCCGGTGTCGCGGTCGGGCCAGAAGTTCTTGAAGATGTGCTTCTTCTGGTATTCCTGCTCGACGTCCTCACGGACAACGAAATCGAACTTGATGCATTCGTTTCCGTTCTTCGTTACGCTGTATCCGCACGATTTCAAATAGCACTCATAATCGCCAGCCTTCATCAGACCGCCATCGTTTTTAACAGCTTTGAATCCCATCTACTTTTTCCTTCCTTTCAGTGTTCATTTCCCAATGCGTAAAATAATCGTTGATATAACCGTTTGCCAAAAGCCAGTTGATAAAGCATGAAATCGTATCTTCGATAGGCTCGAAATCGCCGCGCCGGTACGTCTCCGCGTAATTATTCGCGCCGTCGAAGATCAGGTATGTAAATTTTGACGCGCCTGGCATCAGATGCAGATACATCGGATGCTGCGGGCTGTGCAGGTACTTGCCGTATTCGTACCGCTGTACACGCTTAATATCGTAGATGATTCCGGCCTTTACGTAGTCGCAGACGCCGTATAACTGGAAATCCAAGCCCGATACATGCAGCCGCCCGGCGACCGGCACTTGTGGCTGACCGCCAGAGCAGATACGGGAAAACTTTGCTACAGCCCGGTCGTATTTCTCGCTGACAGGCTCAATTGGTACGCCCGCAACCGTGCTGTTGATCGCCGCCTCGAAGTCAATGCCAGCCTGCATCGCCTGCGTTGTTTCCTTCTCTTCACGCCGAAGCGTAGAGAGGAAGGAGGACAGCGCCGCGTCTGCATACGCATCATCCGCATCAAGAAAGTGCTTCCAGCTGCTTAGCAGGCTTTGTGTCAGCCAATACATAGGCTTTTATCTCCTTATCGTATTTCAGACCGAGTTTCTTGCACTTGCGCTTGAACTCTGCGCCAAGCTCGGCGGCGCTAGTCAGAGCGTGATGGATCTTTGCCAGCCCTTCCCGCGCCTTTAACGCCGTGTCGGGATCTCCGACAAGCGCAATGAACGCGCGGCCTTCCTGCATCGCCACGTCATATGCGGTTTTCTCGCCGCTATAGATCTCGGCCTGTGCGTTGATGTCCTCTTGCGCTTTGCGGAACAAATCCGTCAAAAATGTGGACTTCTGGCCGGGTTTGAGCTCCGGCAGCTGCATCACGCCGCGCACACCGAAGCAGCCTTTTGCAAAGTATTCGTCTGTCGGTGTAAAGCCGATCATGCGCTTGTTTCCCATCATGAACATATAGCCGCCAAAGTCCGCAGGCGTCCAAACGATATCCTTTGCGCCGCCCTCGCAGGACAGGCGTGTCTGGATGGTATCGCCCTTCTGCTGTTCCGTCGTGTGGAACACCACGATCAAATGCTTCCGGTCTTTTGCGCGGATCTGATAACACAGCCGGTCAAACTCAGACTTAATCACGCCGTACATCGCGCGGCCATCCTTTGCGGCCTTGCTGTCCTGCTTCTTCGCCCAATCCTTCATCAGCTGCACCAGCATGCCGCCGGTATCGATTACAACGGATTCAGCCGCCTTGTATTCGTCGGAGTCCATATCGCCAAGCATTTCTTCGTAGGATTCCACCACAGACGTCACGCCGCGCTGCTCTGGCCTGACGCGGGCAATGCCGTTGTCCGTGTCGAACAGAAACGGCTTCGGTGCGGAAAGCGCCAGCGTTGTCTTGCCAAGGCCGGGCTGTCCGGAAATGATGCACATGAATTTCTTGTTGCTAAAATCCAGTTCAGCGGGTTTCTTGATTGCCATTTTATCCTTCCTCCTGTTTCATCTTTCCCACCAGCCACAGCGGCGGGAACAAATAGCGGTCTTCGTCCTCCGGCTCGTCCGGCTCGTACTCCGGCTCGTACTCCGGCTCCGGAATGCTCAAGTACAGATTTTCGCCGTCATACGCCATTCCGGCTCACCTCCTGGCGGATCAGCGCTTCACAGAAGCTCTGAACCGTTGAATAGCCTAACTTTTTCAGAAGCCTGTCCAGCTTCTTCGCCTGATCGTCCGTCAGCCGGAAATAATACCGGTTCGTCTTCTTCCTTCGCTCAACGCGGTTCTTCGGCGCGTCCAGCGCCTTGATCGCCGCCGCAGCCTCCGGCACGAGCTGCACGCCGTATTTCTCCGGCGCTTCGCACTGCGAAAGCAGGCATTTGTTGAACTTCGGGTAGTCGGCCCGAACCGCCTCGACACAGGCCTTTGCGCCGTGCCGGACGCGGGAATCCGTTAAACTTGACATAGGTTCCTTTCTGGCTTATAATAGAAGCCGACATAATGTCCTTTCATTTTGGCCTCTGTCGCGCGGCAACGCGGCAGGGGTCATTTCTTTTTGCCCGTGCGCTCTCGGATAAGCTTGCAGGTCGCGTCCCACTGCGCAAACATGATCTCGGCGTAAATGCCGCAGGTGTAGCAGTCGTCTTCCGGGCGGCATCCGCGCTTCTGGCCCAGCATCTCGCAGACCTCGCAAGGCGTCATCAGCAGCGCCTTTTCTTTGATATCCATCACAGCAGCCCGAACAGCGTTGTCCCCAGCGCGATCGCGCCGGTAACGACGGCCTCGTTAATCATTTCCGCCCCGCAGGCCAGCACGGCCAGCGCAGCCGCCGCCCCGCCGATCCACAGGCACAGCCGCTTGATCACGCGCAGCATTGTCTTGCGGTACTGCAGCTCGTCCCACAGCCGTTCCTGCCGATCTTCTGTCGCTTCTGCGATTTCCAGTTCGTTTCTCAATCTTCCATCTCCTCCCCCAAATATCGTAAAAACGGTTTTCTCGGGATTTCCACATTATGCTCCGTTGAGCATATAACCGGAAATCCAAGCGCACTTGGGTTCAGACGTGCCATAACTCGAATGGAGTTTGCGCTCATTCTAAGCACCTGCGCCGCCTCGCTTGCGAGGATTGTGGGCTTTGACATTGCCCGGATATCATTGATGGTCAATGGCACTTCGTATCCCTCCTTTTCCCCGGCTTCTGTAGCAGCGAGTCGACCGATACACCGAAATAGTCTGCAATCGCTTTTACAGTGTCGATGCGCGGGGAAGCGTCCTTGCCTGCCCACTTTCCGATTGTGCCGTTGGCAATGCCGCACGCCTTTTCTACGGTCGCGATGTTCGTCTTGTGCTTCTCGCAGAGGCGCTTGACATTCTCATAAATCAAAAAAATCCCTCCAATCTGTACGAATACTACTTGACAGAGGTTAGAAGATAGTCTAATATAAGCGTGTCAAGGCAATTAAATATCTTCTAAAAGTCCGTCTTGGTGAGGGGCTAGGTTTTTTGTACCCTTCACGTCTCTAAGTATATTAGAGTTTGCCCTAAAAGTCAAGAACTATTTTCGCGTTTAGTCTAATTTTTTAAGGTGCAGTACATGCTCGATAAAATCAAAGCGCTATGCAAGGAAAAGAAAACTTCTATATCCAAACTGGAAAAACAGCTTGGATTCGGGAATGGTGTCATCGGCAGATGGGATAAGTCTGTTCCGAGCTATGAACGACTCGCCGCAGTTGCTAACGCGCTTGATGTGCCAGTATCTTACTTGACCGGCGAAACCGATGACCCGTCTGTGGGCATAAAAAAAGAGCGCCCCGCCGATGGCGAAGCGCGTGTCTGTGATTTGCCGGAATCAATTCAGAAGATCATAAATATTTGCCTAGATCGTCCTGAACTTGCGTCTGCGTTATTAACTCTTGCGCAGCAGATAGAAAAAGGTTGAGTTTCTCTGGTGTAAGTCTCATAAGTGTTTCTGTCAATTCTTTAATCGTTGCGATTTCCTTTTCATCCATTATAATCTCCTGTCTCCACTTCCGCCGTCCTTTTCTTAACCTCCAAATTTTATCGTTTCTTTTTGTGTAGATTTGTTCTTGAGGCTGTCAAACTCTGTTGGTAAAATCGTAGTATCAAATCAAATTTTGACTATGAGGGATTTTTACAATGAAAAGAATGCTTGCGCTTTTTCTCGCTGTGCTTCTTCTGACTGGATGCACGGCAAAAACCGCGAAGAGAGAACCAGATAAAGAGAGGGAAACAGAAACAATCGCCGTTACTGACGCAAAGGTTGGCTCTTCTCCAGAAGTGCCGGAGCCCGAAGAGCCGATTATTCAGGAACAGCCCGAGGTTCCCATTGCGCCCTCGTTCGATGAGCCAGTTGCAGAAACAACGTCACAGAAATCATCCGGCGTATACGTTGGAAGTATTGACTCGGATAAATACCACAATCCGGGTTGCCGCTTTGCAAAAGAAATCCTCCCAGAGAATGAAATCTGGTTCGATAGCACAGAAGATGCACAGAATTCTGGGTATTCGCCTTGTGGAGGCTGCCACCCTAAATAATATTATAGCGCAATGTTTACACCCAAAAATAGAAAAGAGGAAAATAAGATGGACACTGTAGAAAGACCCGTTCCAACCGAAAATCAAAAGTTTTGCAAATTTTGTGGCGCGATCATCGACAAGGACTGCGTAATTTGCCAGAAATGTGGAAAGCAAGTCGAAGAATTAAAGTCCGCGCAGCCGAACGTCGTAATCAATAACACGAACACAAATGCGAACGTGAATACTATCCGCGGGTATGGTCGTCCGAAGAACAAATGGGTTTCATTCTTCCTTTGCCTTTTCTTCGGTATGATCGGTGCGCATAAATTCTATGAGGGCAAAGTCGGAACAGGAATCCTGTATCTATTTACACTTGGGTTGTGCGGAATTGGATGGGTCATTGACACTATCGCAATCTTGCTGAAGCCGAATCCTTATTACGTCTAACTCATAAACTTGCTTTCCTGCCAGTCCTTGTGCTTCTCGCCTACATCTGAGACGCAGGCAAAGAGCATAGGCGCGCCCTTGATGTAGTCCAGGCTCAGACTGTGGACGTCTTTGAAAAGCGCCCCGTCTACGATGATGTTTACTTTCCCGTTTTCAAAGCGAATATTGATGCTCTGCATTTGGTGTACCTCCATATTTTAGAACGTTCGTTCAATAATTTCAATTTGGAATCTTCCACAAAGAACACCTTGCATTTTCTTCGTCCGGTAACCCTCGCAAGCGGCAATTATGGGACAGACTATTTTGTATAATGGAATGTTTAAGATCGCCCCACCGTCGCTCCACCGGCGGTGGGGCTTTCTCGCGCGCCTGTAACCAGCATAGCAAAGTGGGTAGAAATGTCCACCCTCAAATTGGTAAAACCATACCCATAGCAGAAGAATCAGCGAAATATATGTGAAAATGGAGGTATATCATGTCGGCGATTCAGGAACTCGCCCCATATCTTTCTGCATATCAGAGTAACATAAAGCGGGCGAAGGAAGATCAGCATTACACCATCGATAGGCTTGTTGAAGAATCCGGCGTTTCCAGATCGGCTGTGACGAAGCTCTGCGCAGGAACACAGCAAGACCCGAAACTGTACAATTCTGCCGCGCTATGCCGCGTTCTCGGGCTGTCGCTGGATGAGTTGTGCGGGCTTGTCAAACCCGCAGAAAGCCCGGAAGAACTGACCGAGCAGATCCATCATGTCGAGATCGAAAACGCCAAGCTGGAAGCAACAACAGCCGCGCAGAGCGCACAGATAAGGGCTACACATACAATGTGTTACGTTCTCGCCCTGTTTTGTATGCTGCTCTCCTTTTCTCTAATTGCCTGCCTTGTGACGGATGCGCAGATTCGGAACGCAGGCCTCATTCGCGATGGAGATTTGACCGTAACCGCATGGGCGTGTATCGCCCTGATCGTAGGTTCAGTTCTGGCTTCGGCAATTACTTTCTATGCAATCCGAAAAGAACGTGGAGGGAAACATGGAGTGCATCAAGTGTAAAAAAGAAATTCCAGACGGCGCGCCCTACTGTTGCTGGTGCGGGAAAAAACAGCAAACAAAAAAGGCCACAAAACGCGGGAACGGCACGGGTTCGGTATACCGGCGCAACGATAAATGGGTAGCGGAAATAACAAAGGGATACCGAGAAGAAAACGGATCTGTAAAGCGCGTTGTCGCTCGGAAATGCGGATTCCGCACAAAAAAAGAAGCGCTTGACTACCTGCCGATGTTGGCCGGGCAGAAGAAGCGTGAAAAAGCAATTACATGGCGCGAACTCTATGAAATGTGGCTCCCCACTCACAGAGCCGGGAAATCCACAATTGATTGCTACAAATCAGCCGAAAAATACTTTTATCAAGTTGAGTTCTGGAAACTGGAAGATATAGAAATAGATGATTTGCAGGAATGCATGGACGAATGCCCGAGAGGAAGAAGAACAAAAGAAAATATGAAAGCGTTAGCAGGGCTTATGTACAAGTACGCAGTCCCGCGCGGCTACGCAGAACTGAATTTAGGGCAATATCTGATTGTCAGCGGAGAGTTCGGAGCGGCGAGGGAAAGCTTTACGCAAGAACAGATTGAAAGAATACGAGACGCTGTCAGCGTAATTCCGTTCGCGGATTATATTTATGCAATGTGCTATCTCGGCTTCAGACCGTCAGAACTGCTGGCCCTGAGCGTGGACAACTACGATGCGAATAAAAAAACGCTGACCGGTGGTGCGAAAACGGAGGCTGGAAAAAATCGTGTCGTTCCCATCAGCCCGAAGATCCAGCCCATTATTGATCGTCTTTACGCAAGAAAAGCGTCCGGCGCGTTGTTCTGCGATGAAAAAGGTAACCAATTTTCCTATGATAGATTCCGGGACGCTGTTTTTTACCCCACACTAGAAGCCGTCGGCATTGAAAACCCAATGGTAAACGGAATCCACAAATATTCGCCGCATACATGCAGGCACACATTCGCGACATTGATGAAAAAAGTTGTTGCGCCCGACAAGGATAAAATGAAATTGATCGGCCACGCAAGCCCTGAGATGCTCCGGTACTACCAAGACGTGAATCTGGAAGACTTGAAGAAAATCATAAACGCGATCTAGGATAAAAAGTGGAGTGTAACCGGGAGTGTAACCCAACGTGATTTCTCGAAATCTGGCGTGATTTTTCCTTTACGGAGAAGAAAAGAAAAAGCCCTGAAACCTTTGCGGTTTCAGGGCTTTTCCCGTTTTGCATTGGTCCGAGTGACTGGATTCGAACCAGCGGCCTCTTGAACCCCATTCAATAAAAAATGCAGTAATTTCAACAGTTTTTCTTGCTATTGAGTGTAATAAGAGTGTAACCGGTTTTATCTT